CCATAAGGTAACTAAGCATCTATATTGTTTATCATCACCTAGCTTCATATGAGCATAGAGTTTATATAGCTCTTTATTTTGATCAGTTGCATTTGCTGGCGTAATCCCCATTACACAAAGCACGCCCACAAGCACCAAACATCGCCTGCGAGCTATCCGCCTCAGCGGCTCGCCAGCGAGTTGTGATGCTAGCGTACGTGTCAAACTACTAGCCAGTTGTGGATAACTCACGCGGGTTTGGCGTGTCGTCCACAGGCTTTTTATTACCTGTGCATAACTCATTGGTGACCCCAGCCTGTACCTTTAAAGCTAATACCTGGCGCGTGATACACCTGGCGCATATGAGTACCGCAGCAAATAGGCGCAGCATTAGAGGTTATTGGCTGCTCTAGCTCATAACGTATATTGCAGCTGATGCACTCATACTCATACATCGGCATTAAAGGCCACCACCAAACACACACTCATACAGCCGCATAGTGTGCATTGTAAGGTTTTTACGTTAGGCGGCAGGTTATCGCTAACTATGCGCTCAATCTGATTAGTTAGTTTGTTACATTTTCTGCACTCAAATCTAATTAGCTCCATAGGTTCGCCCCTTAATTAAAGTTAACTGTGTCATTGGCTTTAGATCAGCACGCGGTACCAGGTAACTATCACCACGTATTAGTTCTGACCTGTAGCCCTCTTGTTTTGCCTCTTTTACAAAATACCAACCCATTACTACATATACAGGCATACGGCCTATAACTAAGATAGCTATATCGCCGTCTCTGTCTATACTGCTTATAATGAGATTGCCATTACGTTTGTAGGTGTGTTTTACCTCTACGTTATCGGCTATGTCAGCCTTATCTTTATACGTGCCGTTTTGTGGCTTATAGTCGGTAATGCCTAAATACTCAGCTGCGGCTGTTTCAGCTCCAACGGCATCTATTTGCTTTGTTGCAAACTCAGCAAAAGTACCGCCGTGCCTTTCTTGATCGTAATTCTTTTTAGCTGTTACACCGTCAAACTGTGGCTTATATAACTTTGCCCTGGCTATGCCTGTGTCTATAGCTATATTAGCTTGTACTACGTCTAACACGACTTTAAACATTATCGGCACTCTTTACAAAACCATATAAGGTTTTCTTTACTGTGGCTTTTTTGATACCCAAAAGGATCAAGCTGGCTAATCTTGTTGCACCTGTCGCAGTTCTCTACCTTGTACTCAGCTATGACCTCACCGTTTTTCAGTAGCTTGCCTGTCATAGCTTGTACGTTAATGATCTCTGAGTAATCGCTCATTTCAGGCTCACCCACAGCATTAGTACAATAGCTAAAACCTCACACACAACCAGTATTTTAATAAGTCGTTGTTTTGTCATATCTGAGGCTTCCAGGTGCCGTCACTTGTAAACACGTACCAAAGAGGCTCGCATTGGCTGGCCTTGCTTTTTTCTACACAGCTGTAATTGGCCCAAGCTTTACCTGTCTTTGCACTTGTGCCCTCACGCCATACACGGGCGCCGTGGCGGCACTCAGGCTTTGGGTCTAACACCGTGGCATTTAGCTCGTTAGCTACGTTTTGTATTGTTGCAGCTATGGCATTAGTAGCCCATAGGTCATCAGTAATAGGTGCCACAGCTTTAGCACTTAACACCTCTACCTTTTCCATATCTTGCTTAGTGCTGCGTGCTATGCCGCCAGGTGTTAACAAGCCTAAAACGCGCCCGTAAGCTGAGGTAATACAGTTTTCTACCCAAAAGTGCAGGTTTACGCCTCGGTCTGATCTAACCTCTAAGGCGTAATCTACAGCGCTAGGCTTCTCGTCATCGTAATTACGGTAGGCCTCAGCTCGTACCAATATATAACCTTTTGTTATATCTATATCCTCAATATATGCAACTAGGCGCATTGTTGGAAACTCAGCACGTGCCCTAATAATGCGGGCGTTTACGTCCTCGTAGCCCTCTAGAAAATTAGTCATTTGATTAGCTCAGCATCGCGTAGCGCTTTTGCAATATTGCGCCCTCTTACAAAGCCCTCACCGTGGCCGTGTTTAAAACCAATTGAGTAGCCAATAACCATAAATAAAAAGCCCATACCGCAGGCTCCTAAACCAATCAAAATATCTAAACTATTCATATATCTGCCCTTTGTTAAGGCCGATCAAGCTACTAACCGAGTAGCCCTCTCAGCGTGTAACAAAAGTATGGGGCTAGGCACCGACAAAAGGCAATACGACACGCCCTAACGGGCTAAGCGATCCTCTAACAGCATTTCGTAAATCTTATCAACGCGGGCCTCTATACGGTCAACGCGACCCCTTAGGTTGTGCCCGCCGTTTCCGTCAGGCCGTAGCTCTGATAGGTAGTACTTAACAAGGTGGCGTATAAGCCCAGCCATTAACCCCAAAATAGTACAGCTGCCTAAAGCTATACCAATTAACAGCTGGGCCTCTTGCATTACTTAGAACCTATGCCTATTTGCTTTTCGCTTGGCTGCAAAGCCTTAAGAATTGGCCCAATAAGGCCTGCAATAAACGCATTAGCTAATACTTTAGGGTCTGTAATCCCAGACATATACAAAGCTGCCACCGATGCCAAAGCGGCACGCGCGTAGGATTTTGCAGCTGCAATTGCTTGCTCTTTCATTATTAACTCTTTTCTAGCCCTAATTTTTTTACTAACTCTGCAACCTTTGCAGGGCCAATATTAACCTCGAAGTGCATCTCATCTTTGCGGTTTTTGTAATCGCCACCCCAGGTTAAACCATATTTTTTAGCCAGGGCGCGGATCATAGGTACTTTGCCAGCTTCAAACGTGCCTACTTTGCCCAAAGCGTGCTGAGTAGCGTTAAGGTCTATAGCTGTACCTGAGCTGTGGTTGCTTAGTTTTGTTGCCTCACCTCGCACCATACGGTAACAGTAGCCCCAATCATCTAAGCCGCCTGTGTCTATTGGCTCAATAAGTGTATGAAACTCAGCGGCAAAGCCAACAAGCAACGGTGCAACCTTTTCAGCGCATCGCAGCTTAATTGTTGTGCCAGGTACAGGGTAGGACTTTATACCTATTTCAGCCTGATTTTTTGAAGCTGGCCAACCGTTGTAACTTGTCTCCATTACTTACCGAGTTTTAACCCGTCAGGAATAGGTTTTGAGTATTCCCACTTGGCAATGTATTGAACACCGTCTCCGTCATCTTGCAAACGTATTGGGCCGTCATCAAAAAAATCTGCATAAGTTAATTCAGGATAAGCTTTTGTAATTTGAGTAAAGTAGTCCATAATTATGCTCCTAAGTATTGGCAGCCGAAGCGTACGCCTGCATTAAGTTGGCTGTCTTCTTCATACAATAAATCTAGATTTCCGCCTGAGTTCTGATAAACCACCATTTCTACATAATCTCCAGCTGCTAAATCTAAGACATAACTTCCGTTATAAACAAGACGAGTGCTAGTCAGGTTAAGAACGGTATTGTAACTGGCTCCTGAAACTCCATTTATTTTTATGCCCGTATTTCTAAAACCAGTTGCATTACCAAACCAACGGTGCGTGTAACTAAAACGATACTTGCCGCCTTTGCCTGCTGGAATTGTTATGCGTCCAGTATTTGTTGAAGTACTATGAAAATTATCCGTGTCAAAAGTCTCTACATCAAAAGTTACAATGGCATCAGTTGCATCGGAGATTGTTTGGTTTGCAGATTTTCTTAACTCACAACCAACAAAAGTTGGACTACCGGCTGAAGGTGTTGCCCATTTTACTTTATATGGGCTTACTGTTGTATCTGCCGTTAAAACCTGAGCTGTCGTGCCAATAGGTAAATTATCGTAAGTGCCTGATCCTGTACCTACGACAAGATCACCTGCGGCTGTAATTGTTGTAGCCATGTCATTAGTAATTGTGACCGTGCCCGAGGTGCCGCCGCCTGTAATGCCTACGCCTGCGGTTACACCCTCAATATCACCTGTTGCACCTGATGCAACCCAGGCTGCTCCGTCATAATACCAAAGGCCGTTAGTGTCTTTTGTAAAAGCAAATTGCCCCTCTTGTGGTGAGGTAATTGCAGCATTACGAGCTGCGGCGCTGGCAAAAACCAAGACGCCTTGCATCAAATAGCCGTTTACATCAGCTGCGGTTAATACCTCACCTGTTGTAAAGGTTTTAAAACCTTGTCCAGCTGCCATAATTTTGCTCCTTAGTAGGCCAATACGCCGCTGTCAAGCAAGCCGTATAGGTTTGAGTCTAATATAAAGCCGTCAATAATCGGCTCTAAAGTGGTGAGTGTTGTTTTCCAGCTATTAGGCGTAATGCTTTGAGCTACGCCAAACACCTGCAAAGTTTTAGTAAGCGTTGATCCGCCTGGCTGGTTAGTTGTAATGGTTACTGGGTCAAAGTAATCAAGCCCTAAAGCTGCAACCGTGCCAGCTGTGTAATTGTCTGTGTATAAATCTAATTTGATAGCATCACAGCGTATAGAAGTCTCAGCCCTAGAGGCCACGTAAGCACGGGCATAGTCCAGGGCTACGGCATCAGTTTGCATCAGTAGGTTTTGTTGGTTGTAACTATGAATAAAGTACTTATCTATGCTGGCCTGATTTATAGCCGTTTGAGCCGTACCGCCTGTGCGGGTAATAGAGGCTGAGTTATAAACTAAAGTGTCATCAAGGCGCCAAACAGCATCAAAGTAGCTAATATTCGTGCCGTTATCGTTAAACACAACAGGGGCTTTACCTGTGCTGCCCGCTGTTACAGCTCTATCTTGAAACACAAACGAGCCAGCCGCATCCACGTATAGGGCGCCGTACTCGCTTGTCTCTACTGTCTGCATAGCTGCAAGGCTTGTACGAGCTGTGCCAGGGTCAGCCTGCATTGTTGTTAGCCCTGCATCAACATCGCGCATAGTTAAAGGCCAGCCGATTTGGTCTAAAATCTTGTTTATACGAGTGCCTGATAGATCACCTGCGGTTGCCCCTGTGACCGTACTAATTTGTGCATTTTGTGCAAGCCTAAAGGCATCCACAGCTGTAATGGTTGTATATACAACATCGTTAGCGTTTTTGGGCGTAGTGGTTGTATAGGTTGTAATAAAGCCAGCAAAGATTGGGTAAGTCACGGCGCCGTAGGTTGCCGTAATTTGTACCTTACGCATAGGTGTTAAAAGGTTGTAATACGGTGAGCTAGGGTTTTGCGGGTTAAAGTCACCGTTTTGGTCAACAATACGCATAGTAAGCGTGCCTGTTTGGAATTGGTCAGCCTGTGGGTTTCGCCCGCGCATAGTTTGTATGCTGTCAACAACGTTAGAAACATCAACAATTACTGAGGCGCTATCAGCCAAAATATTGGTGCCTAATATGCCGCTGTCTAAAATCATAGCCTGGGCAAAGCTCGGGCCTGTACTAAAGTTAATAACGGCGTTAATTACTGGTACGGTCATATGGCCCCTGCGTAACTTAGGTTATTACCAAACCTATTGTTTTGTTGTACCGCGTTTTGTACAACCTCAATAAGCCCGCTTGTCCTGTCAATAACCTCTACTGTTACTTTACTAGCTGACTCAGCGGTTCTAAACGATTGCAGCGCCCCGCTTGTGTCAGTAGTCATACCTAACTTAGCCATATACAGCTGCAAAGCCGCCTCATCAGCCGCATTTTGTTGGTCTAATAAATCTGCAAAAGCATTGGCTCGTGCCGTTGCTGCATCTGCATATTCTAGGATTGCCGATATTGAGGCCTTTGCTGCAACCTCTTTGCTTATAGGTTCTACGTAATCTCCTACAGGGATACCTGAGCCTAGTGATCCGCTTGTAGCTGGCTTGCTCAAAGATTGAGCATTAGCTACACCAAGCAGCCGTAGCATCTCCTCAATTTTAAGTAAAGCCATATTGAGGTTGTTTTGGTCAATAAGCTCTTTAGGTTTAAAAGCATCAAGGATATTTTTAATATCGGTTAATTTTAAGTTTTGGTTTTGTAGCGTGCCTAAAATCTGCAAATCTTTGTTTAATTTTTCAGCTAAGCGCGTTGCCGCAGCTACATCCTTATTGGCTATTGCATCCTCTAGTGCCAACATATCTTGCTTAATTGTCAAGCGTACAAGGTCATTAGCTAGCTGCAAACGTTGCTGATTGCTGGCCGATGCACCCAGCTTGTTAATCTCATCTTGCTTAGCCAGCAAGGCAGCTTGTATTTGAATAGCATCAAGGTTAAATACGTCCTGGCCTTTACCCAAAGCCAGGGCAGCCTTATCCAGGGCCGCCTGGTCTTTCTTTGCCTTAGCTGTTGCAGCTGCGCTTTTAGCCTGGGCGTTAGCCAATTTAGCAAGCTCTTTATTACGCTTAATTGCATCTAGCTCAGCCTTTTTACTAGCTGCCAAAGCTGCGCGGCCTGTATCTTGATTGGCCAAACTCATAGGCTGGCTAAACGGTTGTGGGCCTTTAATCTCTTTTAATAGCTCAGCTGCACGCTGTGGGCTAAAGCGGCCTAGTACGTTGCCTACCGCACCAAAAACACCCTTAACTATGCCTGCCCCTGGGA